TACATATTGGGGTTTGAACGCGAGAATTGCCAAGGGCAGGACTTGCCGTCGGCAAAATCTGCCGTAGGCGAAAACGAGGACTTGCCGTCGGCAAAATCTGCCGTCGACCGTCGGCAAAATTTGCCGAGTAACCTTGTAAAGGAATCTTGTAAGAGAACCAGTAAGGGCGAGCATCCGCGTGACGTTCTCTTGCAATTCGCAGATGGCGAGGCTGTCACCAGCTTCATCGCATATCGTCAGCGCAGGAATAAGCCGCTGACCCTCACAGCTGCCAAGCGGCAAGCTACGCACCTAGGAAAAATCGCGGACGCCGGAGGGGACCCAAGCGACGCTTTGGGCATGGCGGAGGAAAAAGGCTGGGTGGCCGTCGAAGCCGATTGGTATTTCAACGCCCGGCGCCAAATGCCGACCGCTTCGTCAAATTCCGACGATCATCTTAGCAAAATGCAGCTCAAATACGGAAACGGAGGCCAGTAAATGGCAGGCAGCGTAAACAAGGTAATTCTGATCGGAAACTTGGGCCGCGACCCTGAAACGCGAAATTTCGCGAACGGCGGCAAGGTCTGCAATCTGCGCATCGCCACGTCCGAGACCTGGAAGGACCGCAACAGCGGTGAGCGCAAGGAGCGCACCGAGTGGCATCAAGTCAGCATCTTCTCCGAGCCGCTGGCGAACATCGCAGAGCAGTATCTCCGCAAAGGGTCAAAGGTCTACATTGAGGGCCAGCTTGAAACCCGCAAATGGCAGGACCAGAGCGGCGCGGACCGCTACAGCACTGAGGTCGTTCTTCGCCCCTACGCCAGCACCCTGACGATGCTGGACGGCAAGAGCGAAGGCGGGCGGCCCGGTGGGGGGTATTACGACGACTCGGACATACCCTTTGCCCCTGAGGTGCGGGCATGACCTTTTTCGAGGAAGGCGACCGCGTGCAGGTTCGCGACCCCGAGGGATGGATCCAGCCTTGGCGCAACAGGTTCAAGCCCGGCCGCGCAGGCACCGTGCAGAAAGTCTTCGCTGATGGGCGTCGGAACCCGATTTTGGTGCAATGGGACACGAAGTCCAAACGGCTGACCGAATGGCAACTGACGGTCAATCATCGCGATCTAAAGCACGCCGACGAGGATCCCCGCCCATGACCACCATGCAGGACATAGCCGCCCAGGTGACGGCAGAGACCGGCGTGACGCTGGAGCAGATGCGGGATTTGGACCGCGCTAAAGGCCGAACAGCCGCGCGGCAGCGGGCATGGCGTCAGGCGCGTCATCGCCTCGGAGCCAGCTTTCCGGAGATCGGCCGGTTCTTTCGCCGCGACCCTTCCACGATCATCGCCGGGATACGAATGGACGAAAAGCGCCATCCCGACCGCGCCGCTGAACTCATGGAACTCGCCATTCGCGATGCCGCCAAGCTGGCCGTGCGCAAGGGCGTCGGAGTTGAGGCCCTGCACAACCGCTTGATGGACGCATACCGGGAGGCACAGGCATGACCGACACAGCAGCACTGGAACGGCTGATCGAGGCGGTGGAAGCGGGTGAGTGGAATAGCCTCGCCAATGTGGCGGCTATAGGGGACCGGGACGCGCACCTTGCCAAATCGGCTTTCCACGGTTCGCTTGACGCAGCCAAGGCCCTGCACGACGCGCTTCTGCCGGGGTGGGTGTGGTCCATCGGCTCCTGTCACTTATCGGACGACGCCCGCGTGTTCCCCGACTTCAATAGCCCGGAACATGGGGGACGGCTGCGTGTGGAACTTCCGTTTAAGGTCAACGGTAAGGAATGGCCTGATCTCACCGACATCGACCAGCGCCCGGCCGGGAACGTCTCAAGGGCGTGGCTGAAGTCTATCCTGACGGCGCTGCTCTTAGTGGAAAAGCACAATTTGGGGGTGCACCTATGACCCCCGCCAAGCGCGCCCTCCTCCGCGACACCCTCTGCGCCCGCCTGCCCATGGAGGAGCGCCCCGAAGCTCTCTTGGCCTGCGCCATGGCCGTGGGGATCGACCTACCCGCCCTGTGGCACATCCACGGGCTGTCAGAGGACGCACACCCGCACAGCAAGGACGCCGGCCGCCCCTGGGTAGGCGACGGGTCCGACTACAGCGACCTGCCGGACACGGGCCGGGCCGGTCTCAAGGCAATGGCCGAAGCAAAGGAGGGCAGGGGATGAAGTGGTTCCTGCGAATTGTGCAGATCGCATCCATAATGATGTTGATCGGCGTGGACGGCACCAACAGTTGGGGCGACGTTCTTTGGGTCTCAATATTCGGCGCCATCGTTCTTTTAGCCGCATTTATTGAGGGGGATCATTACGGCCCCAGAAAGGTCGAAAAATGACCAGCGCCGACACGACAGAAGCGCCGGAGCGGGGGGCAGCAATCGCTGATTTGCTCGACCATCTCCAAGTTGCGGTTGCGAAGGGCGAGCCGCACGGGGCGATAGCCTACAAGGTTCAGAATATTCGCGCAGCTTACCAGAGGGCGATCCCGGCCCTCATAGCAGAGGCGGTGGAGGCGGCTGCAACTCGGGTCGCAGAGATGTGGCCGTTGGAGGGGCGCGCTCGCCTTGGTGAAGTTCTGGATGCCATCCGCTCCCACACAGGAGGGCAGAGCGATGGGTAAGCACCGCCCCAAGACGTAACCCTATCGAGCAGAACGAAGGGGCAGGACAATGACCACCGTAGGCGAGAAGAAGCGGCGCAAGCGGGAACGGCGCAAGATGGATGAGTTCGACCTGGCTCCAACGCCGCGCCGTCAGAAGTCGGGCAATTGGTCAGAGGCAGGCAAACGCGACCAGAGCGACCCGCGGAACATCGTGTTAGACGCGCGGTGCAGAATGGCGGGGAAGCCAGCGACCCGTGCCAACAGGCGGCAGGTGTCTGACCCTATATCGGGATCCCCGATAGGCTTGGCCTGCCGAGCCGCGCTTGAGCCGGAAGCCGCTATGGAAGCTTGGGACGCATGGCGTGGGTATGACGGCATCATGCGCAGGTTCGATATCGTGATGGACCGTTCGTCGTCGCCCACAACGGCCAATCTCGCATCCCCGCCCGACGCCTCGGAAATAGGCCCTGATGCCCCGCCCCCGGACCACCGAACCGAAGATGAGCGCATTAGCGACGCAAAAGCAGCTCACGAGAGGGTCACGACAGCACTGGCGCGGCTGAACCTGCGCGAACGCAATCTGATCGAGGATAGCCGATTTGCCCCCCCGGAGGCATGGTGGGATGCCGCAACCGCTACAGTTACGCGCAAAGGCAAAGAGTTGGCCCGCGCGCTCTATGAGTTCGCAGATATAGCGGATTGACACTTGCAAACTTCGGTGATCCGTGATTTTGTAGAATCGCAAGCGATTGCGAGAAATGCGTACAGTGGCGCGGGAATGCACATGGTGCACCCGCGCTTTTTCGTTTCACACCCCCACATCGAAGCTAGAGGCGCTGACCGCTCAGACCGGCAGCGACGGTAAGCATGTCTAAACTAGAGGCGAGTAGACAGAAGACCGGCGGCCGCAAGAAGGGCACCCCGAACAAGATCACCGGTTTGGCAAAGGACGCAATCGCAACGGCGGCCGATGGCTTGGGTGGCGCTGATCGCCTGATGGCGTGGGCCAAGGAAGACCCGGCGAACGAAAAGGCGTTCTGGACCACGATCTATCCCAAGCTGGTCCCCGTGCAGGTAGACGGAAACCCTGACGCCCCGATGACCATGCGAATTGTCATCGGCGGGGAATGACCCTCGAAATAGAGCTTGTCCCGCGCAAGCCATTCCGGCCCTTCCTGCTAAGCGACAGGCGGTGGGCCTGCATTGTTGCGCATCGACGCGCGGGCAAGACAGTCGCCTGCATCCAGAAGCTGGTGGCAAGCGCGGTCTCCACGGAAAAGACCAACGCACGCTTCGCCTACATCGCCCCGTTTTACGTGCAGTCCAAAGACGTCGCGTGGGCCTATCTCAAGCAGTTCACCCAGCAGATTCCGGGCGTCACCGCAAACGAGGGCGAGCTTCACATCACTTTCGGGCACAACGGCGCACGGATACGCCTCTACGGGGCAGACAACTACGACCGGATGCGCGGCATCTACCTCGACGGCTGCATTCTGGACGAAAACGGCGACATGGACCCCAGGGCATGGGCCGAGGTCATTCGCCCTGCGCTGTCCGACCGCAAGGGCTGGGCCACGTTCATCGGCACACCTAAGGGCCGCAACGCATTCTTCGACGTCCACCGCATGGCAGAGCAGAGCGAGACTTGGTTCAGCCTTGTGCTACGCGCCAGTGAAAGCGGGCTAATAGACGACGACGAACTGGCGGACGCCCGGCAGACGATGACGCCGGAGCAGTACGAGCAAGAGTACGAGTGCAGCTTCGACGCGGCCATTCTCGGCGCCTACTACGCCAGCCTGATATCCGATGCGGATCGCGAGGGCCGCATCACCGACGTACCGCTTGACCCCACGCTTCCCATCCATACGGCGTGGGACCTCGGGATAGGGGACAGCACCGCCATCTGGGTCTTCCAAGCCGGTCCCGAGGGGATGCGGCTGGTGGACTTTCTTGAAGACCACGGCAAGCCATTGTCCCACTACGTGGCGCGGCTGGAAGTGAAGGGGTATCGCGGCGGCCGGGATTACGTGCCCCACGACGCGAAGGTTCGCAGTCTGGACACGGGGCGCAGCCGGTTGGAAACGCTGGCCGGGTTGGGGCGCAGTCCTTTCCTGCTACCGCCCGCAAACCTGGATGACGGGATCAACGGCGTCCGACAGCTTATGCCGCGCATGTGGTTCGACGCACACGAATGCGGCCAAGGGTTAGAGGCCCTTCGCCACTACCGCACAGAGTTCGATGAGAAGGCTAAGGTGTTCAAGCCGCGGCCCCTGCACGACTGGTCCAGCCATTGCGCTGACGCCTTGCGCTATGCGGCGCAGGGCTACCGCGATCTGGCGATCACCAAGATCAAGACGAAACCGACCCTGAAGCCCGGACAGGTCTATGTCGGTCCTCCCGAGCCCGAGAACAGCACAAGGACGCAACTATGAGCGACAGTGCCAAAGCGGGCAACGCCAAGAAGTGGCTGGATTCCATCGCCAACGCTGAGAAGGCGTTCGAGAAGTACAACAGCTCCGCCGACAAGGTGGAAAAGCACTACGCGGACCTTGAGAAGCTGTCACGCACGACAGGCGACGAATTCCAGGTCTTCTGGGCCAACATGGAAATCCTGCGCCCCAGCGTGTACCAGCGCCCGCCACAGCCCGTGGTCATGCCGCGCCATACGGACACGGGGGAAGTCCCGCGCAAGGCGGCACAGCTGCTTGAGCGCGCCTTGGAGTACGACGTCGAAGCCGACGACCTGCACGAGACGCTGATCCACGTGCGCGACGACGTGTGTCTGGTGGGCCGCGGTGTTGCATGGGTGCTGGACAACGGCCAAGCGATCCATGTGGAGCGGCACGACTTCCTGCACGAACCTGCCCGAAAGTGGGAAGAGGTCACGTGGGTGGCCCGGCGCGTCTACCTGACCCGCGATGAATGGCCCGAGGGCTTCAAGGCGAAATTCTCGGAGGTCCAGAGCAGCAAGCCCGGCAAGGATCGCGAAGACAGCTATGGCGGGATCGCCGAAAAGGCCGCGGTCTGGGAGATATGGGACAAGACCACGCGCAAGGTCTACTGGATCACCGAAGGGCACGACGGTATTCTTGATGAGCAGGATGCCTTTATCGACGTGAAGGGCTTCTTCCCCTGTCCCAAGCCCGCCTATGCGACGATTGAGCCGCATACGCTGAAGCCGGTCCCGGACTTCCACTACTACGTGAACCAAGTCGACGAAATCCGCGCGCTGACCCGGCGGATCGGGGCGCTATCGGAAAGCCTGCGCCTCAAGGGCTTCTATTCGGCGGGATCGTCGGACGTCAGCGAAGCCATCGAAGCGTCCATGAAGCAGACGGACGACAAGGCGATCCTTGTGCCGATCAGCAGCGCGGCCGCGATGGGCGGTGTGGCGCTGAAGGACAGCATTATCTGGATGCCTGTCGCCGAGGTCGTGAAGGTCATCCAGTCCTGCGTCGAGCTACGCAAGCAACTGATCGAAGACGTCTACGAGATCACCGGGCTGTCGGATATCATGCGCGGCGTCACGCAGGCGCAGGAGACGCTGGGGGCCCAGAACCTGAAGGCGCAGTTCGGCAGTGTTCGGGTGCGCGAAAAGCAGTCCGAGATGGTGCGCGTCGCGGTGGACGTGCTGCGCATCAAGGCGGAAATCTTCGCGGAACAGTTCGACATTCAAGAGCTGATGTCCATGGCCGGGATGCGGCTGCCCACGGCGATGCAGCTTCAGCAGATGGCGGCTCAGTCGCAGCAGACGGGCCAGCCGATGGAACAGCAGGTTGCGTTGGAGCAGGTGGCCCAGCTTCTACAAGACCAGCGTATCCGGCCATTCGCGCTTGAGGTGGAATCCGACAGCACGATTGCTCCGAACGAGGAAGCGGAGAAGGCCAGCCGTATCGAGTTCCTGACGGCTGTAGGCGGGTTCCTGTCCCAAGCCGGTCCGATGGTTGAACAGCAGCCCCAGACGGCCCCGCTTCTGGCCGAGATGCTGAAATTCGGCGTGGGCGCGTTCCGTGCGGGCCGCGACCTTGGCGCCGTGATCGACCAGTTCGCAGAGCAGGTGAAGCGATCCGCGGGACAGGGACAACAACAGCCCGATCCGGAGGCACAAGCGAAGGCCGCCGAAGCGCAGATCAAGGCGCAAGAGATGCAGATGAACAGGGAGTTCAAGCAGACCGAGTTGCAGATGCGTCAACAGGAAATGGCGTTCAAGCAGCAGCAGGCGGCCGCCGATAACGAGGTCCGCCGCTACGACGCTCAGACCAGCGCGGCGCTCAAGCAATTCGAGTTGTCCCTGAGGGCGCACGAACTGGGCATCAAGCAAGACGACCAGCAGCTCAAGCGGCAGCAGGCCGAGATTCAGGCCCTTCTGGATGTCGAGGAGCTGAAGATTGAGCGAGAACAGAAACGGCCCGTGGGGATTGGCGATGGTTGACCTGACGCTTGGCAAGAAGTTCGACCGCGTGTCCGGAACGTGGGTGGACGCGGACGTCTACGACCGTCGCCGCGCTGACATGGAAGAGCGTGCCTTCCAGCGGCGGTCCAACCAAGGCGAACTGACCGCGCCGATGATCGTCACGGACGGTCAACCCGCCCTTCGCAGCATGACGGACGGCAAGGTGTACGACAGCAAGTCCGAGATGCGGAAGGAATACCGCCGCGCAGGCGTGGTGGAAGTCGGCACGGAAAAGCAGAAACCGGGCCGGACCTGGACGCAAGAGCGCGAAAAGCGCGCCAAGCAGCGCGAACAGATCAAGGCATCGCTCCACATGGCCCATTCGCGCATGGGCTTCGGAGCGGCATAGCAACCCCTCAGACGGGAACCCCCAATGACCGATGACATGACACCCGCCACGGCGGACCAGCTTCCTGTTGCCGATGCTCAAGCGGAGCAACCGGCGGAACCGCAGGTCGAACAGACCGCCGAAGCACCTTCGGAGCCCGCGCCGAAGCGCAGCGCTTCCGCCCGTGAGGCGCTGGAGAAGGCGTTCCGCGACCAGCCCGAAGATGCGGCGGTAAAGGCCCCGCAGGAAGAGGATGGGCAGGCCAGCGGCCCCCAGCGCGGCCCTGACGGCAAGTTCGTCGCCAAGGAAGGCGCGGAGCCGAAAGACGGCCAGCCTGATGCGCAAGCCGAAGCGGCCCCCAAGGACGACAAGCCCCCGGTGGCCAAGGATGCCCCGGCGCGCTTCTCGGCCGATGCCAAAGCGTCATGGGAGAAGACCCCCGAGCCGGTGCGCGCCGAAGTCCAGCGGGCGATGCGGGAGATGGAGCAGGGTATCCAGCAGTACAAGGAGCGCGTCGAGCCGCTGGATCGCTATTTCCAGATGGCGGACAAGCACGGCGTGAAGCTGGAAGCGGCCTTGGAGCGCTACGTCAACATGGAGACGATGCTGGCGCAGGACCCTGTGCGCGGGTTTACCGAGGTCGCGCGAAACATGGGTCTGTCGCCTCAGCAGGTCGCGCAGATGCTCATGGGCCAGCAGCCCGGCAAGGGAGATGCGCGAGATACTGAAATCAACCAGCTTCGCCAACAGGTTCAGCAGTTGCAGCAGGGGTACGGACAAGTCCAGCAGTCCTTCCAGCAGCAGCGCGAGCAGGCGGTGATGTCCGAAATCGACAAGTTCGCGGCGGAACATCCCCGTTTTGAAGAACTGGCCGACGAAATGGCGCGGATGTTGTCCACTGGCTATGCCGAGGACATGCCTGACGCCTACGAGAAAGCCGACCGGCTTCGCCCGGCCCCGGCCCCGCAGCAAGAAACGGCTGCACCATCGCCACCGGCTCAAACCCGACCGGCGAAATCCCTGACAGGCGCACCTAGCCCCGGCTCAAACCCGGCGACAAGGCGTGCCCCGTCGAAGTCACCTCGGGAGGCCCTTGCACGGGCCTTCGGGGCTTAACCTCTCTCTCAAGGAGCGTCACACATGACGATCACCGACACGGAAGCGCTGCAAGAGCGCTTTTCGCTGGCGCTTGAGGACAGGTCGTCGGGCTACGTCGACCTGGTCTCCGATGCCAACGTGGTTCTTTCCCTTCTCCGTGACAACGGCGGGTGGAAGACCTATCAAGGCCCAACGATCCGCGAGCGGCTGATGTACCAGCTGCACGGGTCGTATGTCCGCTATTCGGGCTTCGAGTACCTTACGCCGGTTCACGCCGAAATCATCAGCGACGCAGAGTTCGTGCCGAAACAATCGGCCGTGGTCTTCTCGCTGTCGATGGAAGAAATCCTCGCCAACTCCGGTTCCGACGCCCAGCTTTTGGATGTCTTCGCGACCCATATGGAAGCGGCGGAGATGGAGCTGGAGAACAAGGTCACCGAGGACATCCACTCGGACGGCACCGCCGACGGCGGGCGGCAAATCGGCGGGATGCAACTGATCCTGCCCGATGACCCGACCACCGGCACCTATGGCGGGATCAGCCGGGCCAACGTCGCGGCATGGCGGCCCAACAGCTACGATGTGTCGTCCTATTCGTGGGACTTCACCTCGGAAACCGCGATCAACGCCTCTTCCGTTCATGCGATCTATTCGCAGGTCATGCGGGAGACGTCGAAGGGTAAGAAGGGGCCGAACATCATTTTGGCCTCGGAAAGCCACTACGGCGCGTTTGAGGCGGCCCTGCAGGCGATTCAGCGGGTCACCAATGGCGGCGGCGAGGGGAAGCTGGGCTTCCCCAGCCTGAAGTTCTACGGCGGCGGGCGCAATCTCGACGTCGTGCTGGAAGGCGGTATCGGGTCCTACATGCCCGACGACGTGACCTACGTGCTCGACACGAAGTCGCTATGTATGCGCTACCACCCGCAGCGGAACTTCTCGAAGATGGGCGGCAAGCAGCGCCCGATCAACCAAGACGCAATCGTGCAGCAGATCGGGTTCATGGGCGAGATGACCATGCGCGATCCGCAGCACATGTCGAAACTCTATTGAGGAGGGTGATGCGATGAGCGGACCCGGAGCAGGCATTGCGTTCGACAAGACGTTCACGGCACGGGAGCGCTCCCCGCGCTTCCCGCCGTTTCGTCTCGGGCAACGCATGGAAGGCGAAGACGGCAAAGAATACGTGTACGTCCAAGCCGATGGCGCGATCACGGGGGCAGGGTATGTCGCTGTGATCGACGAGAACGGTCAGGCCGCGATGGCGACCAACACGACTGCGGTCTACGGCCAGCAGATCGGTGTGGCCAGCGTGGCGTTTGCCGATGACGAGTACGGTTGGCTGCAGGTGTTCGGCACGGCCAACATCCGCGTGGCGGCAAGCTGTGCGGCCAATGTGCCGATCACGTCGACCACCACGGGCGGCCAGCTGGACGATGCGGCAGGCGCCGGCACCAAGACCATCACCGGTGCGGTCCTGACCACGGCGAATGGCGGCACGGCTGGCACGGCCGAAGGCGTCCTGACCTACCCCACGGTCGGCGCCACCAACTAACGGACAGGCGGGGCTGTCACGGCCCCGCCACCCCCTTGCATTTCCCTCAGAAGGAACACGACCGATGAACGAAGCCGACCGCAATCTGTCGGTGCGCTTTTGGCTGCACCCCAAGGAAAACCCCCGCAAGTCGAAAGAGGCCGGGCGACCGATCTACGACGAGGTGGAAATGGTCAGCATCATGGCCCCCGGCAACACCAAGACGGAGTTCACCGGCCGCGCTCACAGTATGCATTACGATGCCAACGAGCAGCGCCAGCGCACCTATGCCGAGCGCTTTGCCGAGCATTATTCCCAGTTCAAGGCCGGGCTGGAAGAGCAGGTGCAGGGCACGCCCCTGAGCGAAGCTGCCTTCCTGTCGGTCGGGCAGCGCGCGGAGATGCGGGCCAAGCAGATCAAGACCGTGGAGCAGCTGGCCGCAATGTCGGACCGCGATATTCAGAAGATGGGCATGGGCTTTCGCAAGCACGTCGACGCGGCGCGCGCCTATCTCGACACCGCCAACGGCACCTCCGTCATGACCAAGGAAATCGAGGAACTGCGCCGTCAGATCGCGGCGTTGCAGGCGTCCGGCCCGGCTGTGCAAGCCCCGGAGCCTGAGACGGACCAGTTCGACCAGATGGCCGACGAGGACCTGAAGAACATGCTGACGGATGCAGGGGTCACCGTAGACAACCGCTGGGGGCGCAAGCGTCTTCTAGAGGAAACCCGTTCGCTGGCGCGTGAAGCCGCCTGATGGCACGCACCGCGTTGCAGATCGTCCGGGCAGCGGCGACCAAGCTGGGCATTGACCAGCCGGACGTCCTGTTCACGGCGACGGACCGCACCGAGATCGAACTGCGCCAAGCGCTGATCGAGGCATCGGACAAGATCCTGCACATGCACGACTGGCAGGCCCTGCGGACGGTTGTAACGCATGACGGAGACGGCAGCACGACGCAATTCGCGTTGCCGTCCGACTATATCCGGATGCCTAAGGATGCGCGCGTCTGGTCGACCAAATGGCAGCTGACGCTGCATCACATCACGCCCGAAGAATGGCTGAACCTGGACGTTCGTGAGTTCGAGCTGGCCCGCGGGACATGGACGATCTACGGCGGCAACTTCGTCTACAAGCCCGCGCTGGATGCCGACGAAGACGCCAAGTTCTGGTACATCAGCCGGAATGTGGTTCTGGGGTCGGATCAGGTCGCCAAGGAAGAGTTCAGCGCCGACGACGACACCTACAAGCTGGACGACCGCGTGCTTGAATTGGTGCTGGTCTGGGTCTGGCGCCAGCAGAAGGGTCTGGATTACGCGGAAGAGATGCAGACGGCCGAATATGCCGTGTCCCGCGCCATGGCCCGCGACGGCGGCGCCCGCATCCTGACGCAATCCTCCCGGTCCGGCTACAATGCCGAAACCGCCTATCCGATCCGGGTCGAGCCGTGAGACGCCCCATGCGCCGAAAGCAGGCGCAGACGATCAGCCTTCCCGCACCGACCCTCGGACTGGTGGAGAACCAGCCCGTGGCGGACAAGTCGGCAATGGGTGCGGAATGGCTGGAAAACTGGCTCCCCACGCAGCGCGGCCTGAAGATGCGCGGCGGGACGGTGCGAACCTCCTTCATCGCGTCCGCCGTGAAGAAGCTGTTCCAGTTCGACGACGGCACCGGAGACCCGCGGTTCTTCGCCTCGTCGGCATCGCAGATATTCGACATCTCGGACACGGCCACGGCGGCGGTCAACCGCAACGCGACCGCGCTGGTCTGGCGGCAGGGGCGATGGGGCCGCAATACCTGGGGCAAACTCGAACGCCCGGTTGCCTCGGGCTTCACGAGCGGTGATTGGGCGGTCCAGCAGGTAGGGACCTCGGGCGGGGACTTCCTGGTCGCGGTCAACGGGGCCGACACGGCGCAGATTTACGACGGGACGTGGAACCCACTGACGGATGAGGCGATCAACGACCTTGCATTCGTGCAGATGGGCGCGGCCTTCGCTGTCGGGGAGACCGTAACCGGCGGGACCTCGGGGGCGACGGCTGAAATCCTCGGGTTTACCCAAAAGGCTACCCTGTCGGGAACGCTGAAGCTTGGCGCGATTACAGGAACGTTCGAGGACGGCGAGATGCTGACCTCGGCCAGCGGGCAGGCGGTCGCAAGCGGCACCACGTCGGAAGCGTCAGCGATCACTCTGACGGGGGTCGACACGTCCACCCTGCGCCATGTCTGGTTGTATCAGAACCGGCTGTTTTTCGTGCAGAGCAACAGCTTGCGCGTGTGGTTCCTGCCTGCGGGCGCGGTCGGGGGCGCTGCGCAGGACATATCTCTGGCTGGCGTGTTCCGGCGCGGCGGCAAGATACTCTTCGGCACGACGTGGAGCCTCGATAGCGGGGACGGGCTGGACGACAAATGCCTGTTCGTCACGGACCAAGGCGAGGTGGCCGTCTACAGCGGCACAAACCCCGCTGAGGCGGGCAATTGGTCATTTGAGGGCCGGTACGACATCGGGCGGCCTCTGGGACGTGACGCGGCCATACAGGCGGGCGGTGACGTGCTCATTGCCACGGATGACGGCATTGTCCCGATGAACGTGGCAATCAGCAAGGACCCGTCGCGGTTGTCGCTGGACGCGATATCACGACCGATCAAGATCACATGGGACGACGAGTCCCGCCGCGCGGGTGGCAACGTGGCGCTGGTGAAGTGGACTCAGGGCGACCTGATGCTGTCGGTCTTTCCCGAGGCGGAACGGATGCTGACAGCCAACCTCGAAACTGGGGCATGGGCGATCCAGTCGGGATGGGCCGCAGATTGCGCAGGCATCTACAACGGGGCCTTGTTCGGGGGCCGATCCAACGGTGTGGTCTACAAGTTCGATACCGGCGGCACGGATGACGGCGCGCCCTTCACGGCCAAGCTTTGCTATCCGTTCCTCGATATGGGCGTCCCCGCTGACTACAAGGTGGCGCAGATGATGCGCGGCGCGTTCTTCGCCGACGACGCATTCGGGGCCCGCTACAGCGTCTCCGTGGATTACAACGTGCGCTTCCCCATCGCGCCAGCTGCAGCGCCCTCCAGCCCCGTTCAGATGGTCTGGGGGACGGGTGTCTGGGGCGTCAACGACTGGGCCGGGGCAACGGTGGGCGACGCCCGCCTCGGCGTGGTCGACAGGTG